CCACACTAGTGCTGACACCCAAGTTCAATACGTTTGTTGAACCTATCTGTTGGATATCAATCGCATTAGCATCACCATAGATCTTAGCACGGGTAGTGTTACCTGTACCAACACCCTGTATACCACGCACCACATTACCTGCACCTGTCTGCGTGATATCGATCGTACTGTTATCACCACTTTGGTCGATGTAGATGCTGTTGTCTGCTGCAAACGCTGTTGTCGCAAACAAAGCTAGCATTACTGTCCATAGTTTAATGTAATTGTACATTTACTTGCTCCTTGGCCTTAGGGGCCTTTTTTACGGAAGGTTTGTCTACTTCTAGGACCTTCTCTTGTTTTTTTACTGCTCGTGGTTTCTCAACCTGTGTAGGGGTGTCAACAGCGGGTTGCGGTGCCGGCAAAGGTTTAGTCTCTGCTGGATTTGTAGGAGGAGCCGGTGGAGCATCTGCCTTTGGCTCGGCACTGACAACATCATCTGTTCTGAAGTCCCATACACCCTTGATCTGACCTTCCTTGATCAGCTCAACGACAGCCGCTTCAACTGCTGCCTTGACCGCTTGCGTTCCGGGCTCATTTATAGTGAGTCCTGCTTCTAGTTCAAACGCCTGCGTACCATCTTTAACAAACTTCAGCACTGCCAAACTATCGCTGGTGCTGTAGATCGTTTTCTGCACGTTAACACTGGCTAAGACTTTACCTGTATTAACACTAATCAATCTCAGACTTACTGTTACTATATCTTCACTATACTGTGTCTGTGGTCCTATGCCCAGCATGCGAGCTGCATATCCACCGCTCTTGGTGCTGGTATCATAACCTGTTATTCCACCTTCTATGATTACTCCAGCAAACATCAATGGACTAAGTGGTTTAGCCTTATCACCGTCATAGGCTTCACGCATCTGGCGGATCAGCTGACGCTCTTTAGTAAGACTGTCAATGCCCACACGTTCTACCACCGTAAACCAAGATCCTCGGCCTACATCTTGTAGGGCTTTAAGCAAGAAACTTTCAGCACCTTGTGTAACTGCTGTGCTAAAAGTAGCAATACTGGCTGCCGGACGTCGCTGTCCAGTCTTGTCTGTAAAACCATAAACCGCTACCACCACTGGTTTGCCTGCAGGTGGAGGTATAGTGTCAAACTCCTTCTGCATCAGGTTCTTGACCTGTGTGGGCTTTTCAGGTGTGCTGAACTTGCTGGTTGTAGCACATCCTGCTAACACTAATACTAAAAATAGCGCCAATAATCTCTTCATTTTTACTGGAATACGAATTGTCCTAATGGTATAGTAATACTGGTAGAACTTCCTACGTAATCTGTTACGTTTAGAGTAATTTCTGTAGAACTTTTAGTCCAATTGATTATGTTGCCTTCAAAGTTTAATGTGCCGCTGTTGCTACCGCCATCTGCAAACATAGCTGTTGCAAGGTTCTGGCTGATCTGTGCGTAGATACGCGATTCCAAGTTGTTCATGAACTTGGCGATGTTGGTGTTTTTGGCTTCGTTGGCTTCTTTTTCTAACTTGGCCTGTATTTCTTTTTGTATGGCGTCTCTGCGATTGTGTTCCAGATTTTCAATCGTGAGTATATGACTGCTATAGCCATTACCGTTAAAACTTGGACTCTTAAAAGTAAAGTCAGGCAAGGGTTGTGCAGATACCGCAAACGCTGCTGACAATAGTAGGAATGAAATACATAGTTTCATTTTCTCGGCTCCTTACTACTATTTACTAGAGCTACGAAATAATTAACTATGTGTATTGGTAAACTAAAGTATTACTGCGGATCTGCGGCTTCTATTCTTTCTAAAATGATGGAATAAAAGCTATCTACTTCACCACCAAATTTACCTGTTAAATACTCGATACATTGGCGGCAGTAGTTCCATTGTTGGGTTTGATACCCGTTTAGGAAATCTTCGTGTAGTTTGATCCACTGTTCCAACTGTGGTAGATCAGGTAGGGCTATTTTTTCAGCAGGAATTAGACAAAAAACTTCTACTTCTTTGCCTTCTACTACTAGTTTTTCTAGATCTAATACAGTGTATTTTTCTCTAAGTTTTTCTGCGTTTTCACGACCAAATATAATATTCATTATCTTTTCTCAGTTATACCACAACGTTCAAATACTGTTTGTACTGCCTGTGCTTGGCTGACACAATCTTCTAAGGCATTGTGCAGGCCTGCCTTGTTCTTATCTCTAGGGTCACCGTGTGTGCTTAATAAGGTACGGCTATCACGGATCTGCCAGAACTGCCACGGGCATGGTAATCCCATTTGGCGATAAAGGTTTTCTAAGATAACGACGTCAAACACAGGACCTTGTGCCCAGATGTTATCACAACCTACTATAAATCTATTTAATTCTTGTGTGAACTGCTCCAGGCTGATTCGATTACCATCACCCAGGGCTTCTTCTCTGACATCATCTGCTTGACGACCCCACCATTCAATGGTGTTATTGTCCACGTGACGACCAATATCAATCTGTTCATCTACACTGACACGGAAGTAAATACCATCTACGATGTCATGCTTTTTGTATGGACTAAATTTACAAGCGCCAAATGTCAATATAGTAGCATCTGGGCGAGTGCTAAGTGTTTCTAAATCGAGCATGATATCCATTATAGATTGCCTTGTGATCGTAGCCATGCCTTGCGTATTTCTTCACGGCATCGTTGTTTGACTTCTTGTGGATAATCTGGTGATATTTCAGCTAGACGACAATCATAGGTGACTGTTGGGTATCTAGGTTGGAAGAACATCACCGCTATAGATGCGACTACTATGAAAAATAGTCCAATAAATTTAACTTCGTCTGAAATTTTCATCGTTTACTTTCTGCTTCTGCTACACGTTTACGAAGACTGCTGGAACTGAAACTATGATCACGGCTGTTAAAGATCAATTTAATATTGCGTTTATCGCAGATATCTCGACCTGTGAATTCTTTGTCTCGATATTCCACACCTAAGATACGAACATCGATTGGTAAGGTAAGTAGTATATCTTCGAGATCTTTTTCTGTGTTGTAGACCACGATCTCATCTACATAGCGTGTTGCCGCTAACTGAATCTGTCGTTCTACGATACTTTGTATTGGTGCGTTCTTTTCAGGACGATCCCAGCTGGCATTATTCTGTAGGCCAGCGATAAGATAATCACAGTGATTTTTAGCTTCACTTAACATAGCGACGTGACCTGCGTGCAACATATCAAATTGACTTGCAGTAAAACCTATACGCAGTCCCTGTGATTTTAATTCCTGTACTTTATTGAAGATCATTCAGCTGGTTCTAATTTAATCTGTAAGGGGAATCCATTGTTGCGGGCCAACTGTGTTACTTCTACGCCTTTTTGTTCTGCCATCTCATAGGGAAGTATCGCTGCCGTACCACTACCTTCTTCATGTATCTTCATGGTGACTTCTTGGGCAGATTCCGGTGTGTGATTGAAAATGGTTACCAATGTTTCTATCACGAATTCAATGGTGGTCACGCTGTCGTTGATATAGATCACGCGATACAAGGGAGGTTCTCTCAAATCAAAGTTTGGAGTAGGTTTTACTCTGGTAACAGCTTTAGTGCCCATGATTTCCTTTTCAGATATTTTTGACATTATTGAATCTCACTTAATAATGGGGTAGGTTTGCTACCCCATATTATTATTATACTGCCTTTTATTTTAAAGAGCAATTACTTTTGAAAAGTAATAGCAATTTTTTTAGGCTTAGCTGATTCTGGAACGATATGTTCCAAAGTGACAGTTAGTATGCCATTTTTAACAGTAGCACCTTTGACTTCTACGTTGTCCGCAAGAGCAAATGTGCGTTCAAAGTCGCGGCCAGCGATACCTTGATGTAGATATTGTTGTTCTACTTTGTTTTCTTTGTTGACTGCACCTGTAACAACTAGTTCGTTGTTGATGATCTCAACATCCAGCTCACTTTCATCAAAGCCTGCCACTGCTACTTCGATCTTCCAGATAGTTTCTGACTCTTTGATGATGTTGTAAGGTGGATAGTTGCTGGCATTCAATGTGCCAGCTGTTCTGCTGAGCTCATCAAACATGCGGTCAAATCCAACTGCAAATCTTTGGATACTTGGAATATCCAAACTGTTAATATATACTTGTTTCATAGCTTATTCTCCTTTATATTAAGCAAAAATAAATGAAAGACCCTTATTCGGCATCCTTCTTAACTTCAGTAAACTCAGCATCAACTACATCGCTGGGTTTTTCTGAATTTGGTTGGTCTGCAGTTTCTACCGTAGGTTCGGCTTCTGCTGCAGATTTAGCTTCAAACAATGGAAAAGCTGGTTCGGCTAGTGCTTGGATAGCTTCATAGATCTTTTCAGCGTCCTCTGTTTTC